GCTCATATTGTACATACTTAACCCACCATTAAAGAATAAGACACGCCGTGTGATATACTCCACCAATGACAACACTCGTTGGTATCCAGGGACCTGACTTCGTGGTGATGGCAGCTGACTCACAGATCACCGATAACGATCAACGCATCATATCTACCCAGACGCCCAAGATTATTAACGTAGGTAATTATCTACTAGGTATCACGGGCGACTCACGACCAGGAGATATCCTTGCCTACAACTGGAAGCCACCTGTATACAAAGGTTACGATCCGGTGGAGTGGATGGGTAAGAGAATCCTGCCTAGTATTCACACAGCCTTTAAGGATAATGGATACGATCCATCTGATAAAGAGTCCAGCTATGCCTACCTTCTAGCATTTGATGGGATGTTATTTTCTATCGGATCAGATCTATCATTTAACGCCAGCGAACGAGGACTATTCTCGGCAGGTAGCGGTGGAGCATTTGCTCTAGGCTACCTCTACTCACTCAAGCCTGGATCATACAAGTCCTTGCTGATGTCTAAAGTGGTAGCAGAAAGGGCAGTAAAGATCGCGTCGGTACTTGACGTCAATACCTGTCCTCCGATTCAATTAGTTACTCAACAGAAAGGATAGGAAATGCTTGGATTTTTATTCGGTTTGCTTATTGGTTTCGTAGCAGCGTATGCTTTCGATGCTTGGTTACAGCACAGGGATAAGCGCTAATGGAAAAGACTTTAAGGTATGCACTAGAGGAAGCAATACTCTCTGGTCGTAGATCAGCTGCTCCATTTGTTATGGAGGTAGAACTACGTGAACAGATCGCACAACAGTTGGAAGCAGCAGGACATACAGAGGCTGCATTTATCGTAAGGAACCCGCAATGATTACAGATCCGAAAGAACTATTATTAACAGTACTCCACGCTAAGGATGCTACTCGTGATCGTAGTACACAGACACAGGTAGGACCATCAGAGATAGGTGGTTGCCGTCGTAAGGTCTGGTACCGATTGAATGCACAACCTCATACCAACGAGGATCAATCTAAACTCGCTGCGATTATGGGTACTGCTATCCACGCTGCAATCGAGGAAGCAATCGGACACCTAGATCCAGATGGCAAGGACTACCTTGTAGAAACATCAGTAGAACACGGTGATATGAAAGCACACGTGGATCTATTTATACCTAGCACCGGTGCAGTCATTGACTGGAAGACTAGCAAGGTCAAGAACCTTTCTTACTTCCCATCAAAGCAACAGCGTTGGCAGGTACAGATCTATGGCTATCTACTAGCACAGAATGGTCACACAGTTAACACTGTCAACCTAGTTGCTATTGCCAGAGATGGCGCTGAGAAGGATGTCAAGGTCCACTCAGAACCCTACGATGAAGATGTTGCACTAGAAGCGTTGGAGTGGTTAACTGAGGTCAAGGCAATGACCACAGCACCAGCGCCTGAGAAGGATGAATCCTTCTGCAAACTTTACTGCCAGTACTATGACGCATCAGGTCAGATGGGTTGCGTTGGATTAAAAAAAGAACATATCGTCCTTAGTGAGGTAGTTATTGAGGACGAAGAAGTTGACAAGAATGCCTTGCACTTTCTACAATTAGATGCAAAGATCAAAGATTTAGAAACGCAAAGAGATTCAATCAAGACTTCGTTCGAAGGAACTACCGGTGTAACAGCCAGTGGTATTGAGATCAGCTGGACCAAGGTTAAAGGCCGTGAGTCAGTTGACAAAGATAAAGTTAAAGAACTTATTGGTTATGTCCCAGTAAGCGTTGGACAAGAAACAGCAAGGCTCAACATCAAACCAAGTGGAGGAAAGTAAATGGCTACAGAAGGAACAAAGTTCCAGGTTAACTACAAGTTAGCAGATGGAACACTCATCAATCTCTATGCTGCAACAGTTGCTGAACTAGAAGCAGGACTATCTGATATCGCAATGAACGCAGCTAACATCAAGGCAACAGCAATCGAACTCGGTGGTGGTGCAGTAGCACCAACAGTTGCATCAGTTGCTCAGGCTTTTAATGCCACACCAGTATCAGGTGATACACCTGTCTGCCGTCACGGTGCAATGAACTATCGTGAAGGTACATCAGCACGAGGACCTTGGAAGGCTCATATGTGTTCTGCACCAAAGGGTGCTATGGACAAGTGCGACCCAATCTTTATGCGATAAAATGAGGGAGCCAGCAAAGTACGAGGCTCCGTTATGTGCAAGTGTAGGTGGAGATTTCTGGTTCCCTGAGAAGGAAGCCGGAGGTTCCAATAGTACCGAAATGGTAATGGCTAAATCTATTTGTAGAAGATGTCCACATCAGGCCGAGTGTGCTGAGTGGGGAATACAGAATGAAAGTCACGGCATTTGGGGAGGCATCACTGAGGGTGAGCGAAGGCTTATCCGACGTCAACGAAAGATAATAATTAAGGAGGAACGAATTGCTTGATCTATCCCGCGCTTGGGGTGGTGTGCTTACCAAGGCAACACCACTACCTGACGTGTGGAAACCTCTAGGGGTAAAGCAGATCAGATTCAGACGTGGACAAGTGTGTATGGTGGCAGCAGCACCGAACGCAGGTAAGTCTATGTTCGCTCTGATCTATGCGATCAAGTCAGAAGTTCCAACCTTATTCTTTTCAGCCGATACTGACACTACAACTGTGATGATGAGAGCTGCTGCTCACACATCTGGTCACTCACAGTTGTCAGTAGAAGCCAATCTTTCCAAAGATACTCACTACTACGACAAACGTTTTGAGAAGTTAAAGCACATCAAGTGGGTCTTTGATTCGTCACCATCACTAGATGATATCGAGTTAGAGATCAAGGCTTATGTAGAACTGTATGGAAAAGCACCAGAGTTAATTGTGATAGACAACCTAATGAACGTTGCAGCAGAAACTGACAACGAGTGGGCTGGACTACGTGCGATTATGATGGAGCTACACGATATGGCTCGTAAGACTGAGGCTTGTGTACTTGTGCTACATCACGTGTCAGAGCAGAGTGAGTATGGAAACCCTACTAATCCATCAGCACGACGTGCAATTCACGGTAAGGTAAGCCAGTTACCGGCGTTGATCCTGACGCTGGGCTATGATCCACAACAGGCAACCCTCAAGGTTGCTGCGGTGAAGAATAGATTTGGACCACACACTGCCGACGCATCAGATTATGCAACGCTCTATGTAAACTATGCAGCGTGTCAGATCACAGACGATCCTGTCTGGGGTAATATGTTTAGAAAAGATCAGCACTACGGATATGGCGGAGGATACAATGTCGAAGCAGCAAACTGAGATTCAGTACTTGAAGAACGAGATCAACCAGTTGCGTAACGATATGCGTAACCTTATCCTGGTACTGATAGACCTGAAGATTCTCAAGGTAACTACCGATGAGGATGGTAAAGCAGTCTACGATACAGGCACCAATGGCTAATCCTAATGGACGCAAGGGTGCTCAGTTCGAAACTGATGTAATGAAATTCCTACGGTCAGTCGGTGTGTTAGCTGAAAGGCTAACCAAGGCTGGCAGTAAGGATGAAGGAGATCTGGTGTGCATAGTCGCGGGAAAGACTTACATACTAGAACTCAAAAATAGAAAGGCCCTGAACTTACCAGAGTTCTGGGCTGAGGCCGAAGTTGAGGCGCTTAATTATGCTAAGGCTCGTGGTATTGGGGAAGTGCCACTGCATTATGTTGTAGTTAAGCGTCGCAACTCCGGTATAGATAAGGCTTGGGTTATCCAAGACCTAGAACAATGGATCAAGGAGAAGCAATGACACCAGTACCAGAAGGAAAAATCACTACCACCACTGCGTGGAAAGAACCAGAGTCTAAGATTGAAGAAGCAATTAAGGAAGCTGATCTTGAAGAAGCAGTCGAAGAGTACCTACCAGATGAAGTAGTAGAGAAATGATCTGCGAATCTTGCCTTAAAGCAGGTGAAGAGAACTCACTTAACCACGTCAAGCGTGCCTCAAAGTGGCACGAGAAGTGCAGAGGATGTGAATGCCAGCACAAGACTGGGCCAGGGTTCGTAAGAACAAGCGTTACAAAGGCGACCTAGACGCTACTGCTGTACCCATAGGAGCAATCATTGCCCACTATGGCGGTGAGGTAAGAGAAGGTAAGGCCGTAGCAGTACGGTGTGCTCTGCACTCTGACTCACGTAGGTCTGCGGTAAGGAACACAATAGATAATTTATATTTCTGCCACACCTGCGGTAAGGGTGGCAACGCAGTCAGCATTGTCTGCATACTAGAGAACTTGGAGTTTAAGGATGGCCTCAAACGTGCAGTCGAAATTGCTAAGGGAAGCGGCGCAGCGATACGCACAGGAGATAAGTCCGGAAGCACTCGTCGTGCTAGCAGAACGTGGGATATCTGAAGAGGTAGCAGCACGCTTTGAGTTAGGCACAGTGACAGATCCGATCAATGGTCACGAGATGTATGAGGGATGGATCTCTATTCCCTACATCACCGCCCTTGATATGTGTGTAGGTTACAAGTTCCGTAGGTTAGATGATGCCAAGCCTAAGTATGGCAGTCCAGTAGGGCAGAAGGCTCACCTCTATAACGTAGAAGATACCTTGTCTATGTCACCACACATCGTGGTCTGTGAAGGTGAGTTAGATACCATCATCACAAGTGGAGCGCTAGGTATCCCAGCAGTGGGAGTACCAGGAGTGCAGGCGTGGAAGCCACACTTTGCTAAGTTGTTTACAGGTTATGACACAGTATTTATTGTAGGCGATAACGACATCAAGGAAGATGGCACCAACCCTGGGGCAGAGTTTTCCAAACGTGTCGCCGGTGAGATAATTAACTCACAAATTGTTACACTACCTCCAGGTATGGACATCAATGACTACTACCTAGCACACGGAGCTGATGCTACGCGAGCTTTGCTAGTAGGTGAATCGAAAGGTGAGTAGAGAAGAATGGCTACAGATGATACAGACTTTGCAACATATGGGCTTCCAGATCCT